CATCAACAAGAAACCACTCGGGCGCGCGACTAGCGCGCTCGGCCGAAGGAAGGCGGAAAACAGATGACAGCCCGCAATGTTGTTGTTGATCGGCAGGCGCGGCGGTTTATGGCGGTCTACGAAGCCTTCAAAGCGGACAATTTGTCCGATTTGGAAATCGACGTTCCCGCGCTCTATCTGATCGCCGCTTCCTCGGCGCCCGAGCCGGCTCGCGACGAAGTCATCCGCCGCGCGGAGTCAGGCGAGGCCGTCACACGTCAAAAGCGTCAATTTGACGAATATGGAAATCGATATCTCCGCGCGGTGGTCTGCGCCCAATGCTACCTAAAGCTAGACGCAGCCCTCGCGCGAGAAGGGGTCCTCCGTGGAATTCACCGGAAACCGCCAGGGCGCGCAACTGCGCTCCGCGCAAAGTAGAGCGCCGCGCGTGGGCTTTGAGAATAGCGCCTTCGCGGCCAGGGCTAGAGCGACGACGGAACATGCGATGAAGGTTCAAGAAGTCCCGATTGAAAAAATCAAATACGGCCTTCGTTACCGGACGGCCGACGGCGACATCGGGGGGCTTGCCAACTCGATACGAGAGGTGGGCTTGTTGCAGCCGGTCGGCGTGGATCAGAATATGCAGCTGATTTATGGCGGGCGTCGCGTGCGGGCCTGCTCCATCGAGCTGGGCTGGAAAACGATTCCGGCGGTGGTGCTCAGCCTGAAGTCGGTGCTGAGGGGACAGCACGACGAGAACGAGTTTCGAAAGCAGTTCACGCCCTCGGAGCGCGCAGCCATCGCCCAGGCGATCGAGGAGGAGCTAGGCTCCCGGAAGGGGCAGCGGACAGACTTAGCCGCAAATGCGGCTAAGTCTGACAAGGGCAAGACCGTCGACCTTGCCGCCAAGCGCGCCGGCTTCTCGAGCGCCGAAACCTATGAGCGCGCGAAGACGGTGACCGAAAAGGGCTCGCCAGAGCTGGTGGAGGCCATGGACAAGGGGACGGTTTCGATCTCCGCTGCGGCCGCCATCGCATCTCAGCCAAAACAAGAGCAGACGCGCATTATCGGGCTCGACAAAGAGGAGCGGGAGGCGGTGGTGCGACGCATCCGCTCGACGCGCGCCGATAAGGAAGCGGACGAGCGAAGCGCGCAAGACTGTTACGTTTTCGGCGGCTTCTATGAAGCCCTCAAGTTGATCGGCGGATTTCACGTCACCGCCGGCGAGATCTGGAAAGGCCTGGCGCGGGTCCACGCCTACGATGCGAGCGATCATCTGGCGCGCGCGATCGCGCGCCTTCTCGAACTCGACAAAGAGCACCCGAATAACCCGCGGCGCGCCGAACTGACCGTGATGAAGAAGTGAGGTGACCCGAAATGAAGCGCAAGCGCAAGGCGTCCGACGAACTTACGATGACTCACGAAGAAGCCATCCTGGACCGCCAGCTGAGCAGGGCCATGAAGCAGGAGACGATCCACGTCGACCGGCATGACGCCCCCGTCACCCTCGACAAAGTGGACGAGCGGCTGGTCGAATTTCACTCCACGCTGATCGCAAGGTGCGTGGACTTTTTCGCCGTTCGCTACCGCCGCATCAAGCTGCAACAATTCCTGCACCGGCTCCAGGCGGCGTACGACGCGCCAGACGAGGCGCTGGCCTCGAGCGGCCCGGCGTCCGAGCCGCAGCAGGAGCTTCCGTTTCCCGACATCGAGGAATTTCGCGGCATCCAGCGGGTGCTGACGCTGATCAACCCGGAGACGGGGAAAACCGAATACGTCAACTACCGCGAGAAGAGCAACGAGAAACAGCGCGCGGCGATGCTCGAATTCAAAGACGCGAGCATCGCGGCCGACCAGAGAAGCCGCGAGAAGCTGGCGCGCGCCAATCGCTTCTGCAGCTCGCTCGTGAAAATCTACGGAGACGTGCCGCCGGTGGAGTTGCTGAAGCTGAAGACCGCGGAAGAGGAAGGGGAAGCGGGAGCGGGGAGCGCATAATCGTTTCACCCCATCAAAGCCGCGCGTCATATGAAATGTATTACAGTCTAATGCATGACCAGATTACGAACGAACCCCGACGGCCTGCCTCGCGGCTCAGGCAGTCTGCAGCTGCTCCGGCGCGCGTGGTGGATGAGCTATCCCGACGTCACGGGCAAGGTGGTTCAGGAAAACAGCCTGACCGGAGACTACGAGGAAGCGCGGAAGGTATTGGCGCGGCGGGCGCTGATCGTAGCGCGGGCGCGCGTGGCGCTTCTCGAAGAGGTCGCCGATGAGGCGGGACGACGAACTGCGCGGGGAAATTTACGGAGCGGAACCGGGACCGGAATCACATCAGGCCGCGGTCGAACTAGTGGAATTCTTGCTCGAAATAGCAGCGCGGCGGAGAAGAGAGGCGGAAAGTGAGCGCAGCAGCGGCAACAACGAGAACATTGACGCCAAGGCAGGAGTCGCTAAAACTGACCCTGAAGCAAGTGGCCCTACCGTGGGCGATCTATATCCGGGTGAGCACAAAGGACCAGGGAGAGAAATATTCTCCAGCGTCCCAACGCGAGGCGCTGCTAAAGCTAGCTTCCGATCTCGGGGTATACGTGCCCGCGAACCACATCCTGATCGACAAAAAAACAGGGAAGACCGATGATCGCCCCGACTATCAACGCTTGATGCAATTGGCGGCCAGCAAGCAGATCGGCGGAGCGCTCGCGCTGTGTCTCGACCGCGTGGGGCGCAACGTGGTGGATGCAATCGAATTTCGCAAAATGCTGAAGCGGGAAGGCGCCGCCCTGGCCTTTGCGCTACAGACGTTTGACGATTCGCCGCAAGGCACTTTGATGTATAACCAGTTTGCGGCCTTCGCGGAATACGAGGCGGCGCTGATCATGCAGCGCACTTCCAAAGGGCGTCTCCAGAAAGCCCGGCAGAATCAGGTGAACGGCGGCGAGTGCCACACCTATGGCTACCTGTACCATCCTGGCGTGCGGCTTGCTGGCGGCAAATTCAAAGAAGGCTACATCGAGCCACATCACTTGGAAGCGGGCATCGTGAAGCGGATGATCTTCGAGGACTACGCAAAGAATGGCTCGGCTTTCGGAATTCAGATGCGCCTGAATGCGGCGGGAATCCTGACTAAGCGCGGCAACCCCTGGTCGAATCGCTCGGTCCTGAAGATCCTGCGAAACCGGATATATACCGGCGAGTACGTAACGACCGTGAAGGGCGAGGACTTGAAACCAGAGCCCGTTACGCTGACGGGTCCAACGATTCCGGCAATCATAGACCGGGCGCTGTTCGACAAGGTACAGGTGATGCTGGCCCAGAACACCGAACGCGCCGGGCGCCCTCCGAAACACAACCTGTTGACGGGCCTGATTAAGTGCATCTGCGCGCTGCCCTCCGGCGAACCCTGCAAGCGCCGCTGGACGATGCGCAAAAAGGGATTCTACTCGTGCAGCAATACGTACGACAACCGCACGCGCAAAAAGCTCTGCGCCGAATCGAAGCCCGCCAAGGCGGCAGTGCTCGAAAATTTGGTTTTTGAAGGTGTCCGCAGGCGCCTGCGCGAACCGGCGACGGCCTACCTCGCCGCCAAGGAACACCACAAAGAAAACACGCGCTCAAAGCCGGAAGCGCTCAGCATAGAGGCGCGGCTAACTCGCTTGAAGCAACGATACGAGCGCATGGAAGCCGTTGTTCTTGCGGACGTGCCGCAACGAACGCGCGACAAAGCCGCCCAACAACTCAAAGAAATCGAGCAGGAGCAGCGCGCGCTTGAAGTGGAAGCCCGCGAGGCAGCCGTGACCGCGCTCCCTAGCCGCGACCGCATTGTCGATACCTGCGAGCGAATGCGCGAGGGGCTGGATGGGCTGAAGACCTTCGATGAAAAGCGCGCGTTCCTTTTGCGGACGGTCGCGCGCGTGGAAACTGACGGCAGGGATTACGCGGCGTATTGCCGCATCGAGCTAACGCCCGCCGCATCGGCGAAGGGTGAAAATAGCCAACTCGGTTACGGCCAAGTTGACTATTTCGCCTTCGTGATTCGAGGAACGGTGGCTGCCTGATGATGATCACCGGCATCGAACCCGAAGCGCTGTTACACATTTTCGCTTCCGATAACCGCGAAATCGTCCGCATCACGCACGACGGACAGGTCGTCGTGAACCCGGAATTCACCACCGAGGAAGCGGCGCGCGCGTTCTGGACCGAGGTTCAAAAACTGGCGGCCGTGGGCTGGCCGCGGGCCAGGGCTGGCTCCGCCGCCGGTCCGTACGGATGACTAGGGGCATGCCTAATCTCTCCGTCTATTTGACCTACAAGAGAGCTGGCGTGTGCCCATCGTGCCAGAAGCGCGACCGTTCCGATAGATCCTCTGTGCTGTGCGATCTCTGCCTTGCCGCGAATGCAGTTCGAAAGAGGAAGCGAAAGCGGACCTCAAAAAGTCGCCCCGCCTTCGCCGCCACTCTCGGCCCCGCCTAATTCCAGGGCAAAGGCAGCCGGACATAAAACAGGACAATGAGTCCCTGGCCGGCCGGGCCGCCCGTGTTGCCCGTAACGTTGAGCCAGCCCTGGAACGGAACCTGCGGCGACACGGCGTTCCACAGCGGCAAGCTTCCCGTGATGTTCTGGTCAAGCTCGCCATTGGCTGCGCCAAAACTGCCGTTGCTGAAAATGTCAGTCGCGCCGCTGGTCGACCCCATCGTGAACGCCACCGGCCCCGTCGCGAACGGCGTGAAGCAGACGGAGAGCCACGAGTAGACGAAGCTGCTAGTAGGGAAGACGACCGGAATCGAGAAATTGCCCATCGTGTAATCGAGCAACAGCGTCAGGGCGCACGCCGCCGCGCCTGAAACTTCTTTCCCTGACGGAGGGCCGCTCGCCACTGGCCCCGAGAAGTGCGAAGCTTTCGTACCCGGAAGATTGCGCTGCATCTGAGCGACGGACGTGGGAGCTTTGCCCAATAACGGCGGCAAAGAACCGACAAACGGCGTGACGGTGGGGGCTTCGGGCGTGACGATCAGCGAAGCGGCGGGTTCGGCGCTTTCTTGTTGCCCCTGCTCCTGCTCTTGCTCTTCGGAGTCATGCGAGACTTTCTCGCCTTTGTGATGATGCGTGGGCTCATCCAATACGGAACTCTTCTTTGACATGGTAAGTAAAGGCTCCTTTTAACTGCGCCGGCCTCTATTAAAAGAAACCGGCGCAATCCTTTAACTAACTCCTTAAGTGCCGGGCGAGCCGTACACGCCCAAGGGGTCCGACCAGCCGAACGAGTAACGCTCGCGCGCCTTGTAGCGAAGATTGCCCGTGTCGAAGTCCGGGTCGTCTTTCGTTTGCAGGGGCACGCGCTGAAACATCTTCAGCCCGTTCGGGACGTCGGTGCCGACATACCAGGCCTTCGGATCGGTGATCCAGTGATTGACGCCCCAGCCCTCGGGAATGGTGCCGTTGGTATAGAGGGCGTTCACGTCGTTGTCGCTCGTTCCGGGCCGGTACTGCGACCGCAGGGTGCGCGTCGCCGTGAAAACCAGCGCAGCCGGGATGATCAGTTTTTTCGGCTTCGCCGCGATCAGCAGGCCGCGATCGTCGAGCCACAGCGCGATCGTCGTCGCCGCGGCTTCGAGCGACGTTTCGTTCAAGTCGGCCGGCGTCGCGGGCGTGTTGGCGTTATAGACGCCGCCCATGACGAGCGGGTGCTGCGTGTTGCACAACGACACTCCGTCGCCGCCCGGGAAGAGCGGGTTGAAGGCATTGTTGAGGATGGCGGCGCCCTTCACTTGCTTGGTGTGCGCCATCGATCTCGCAAGAGCTTTGGTGTAGCGGCGCGAGAGCGAGTCGTAGAGGTTGTCCTCGAAGGCCTCTTCGGTGACCGCGAAGCCGAGCGAAATCGTCTCATGCGTGTAGCGCGAGGTGTAGCTTTCCTGCGCTTCGTCATAAGTGGTCCCCTGGCCTTCGTACTTCACCGGCGCGGGCCCGAAGCCCGTGACTTTGGTTTCCTCTTCGAACGAGCGCTCGCTCGATTCGATGTCGAAGATTTCCTTGTGCTCTTCCTCGTAGCGCTTGTACTCCAAGCCGAATAACGCATTCAAGCCTGGCACGAGTTCTTTCATCAATTGAGCGCGACTGATCGCCATGTTATTGACCCCCGCTATTCTGGAATCGGTGAACGCCGAAATTCCACACGACTAAAACGTCGGTGAACGGATCGCCCGGTTGAGAACCGGCGCCCGGCGAGGGAGTCGGCGTGTTGACGAAATCGTAGATGCGCAACGCCAGCGTGGCCGTCGCCGCAACGCTCGCCGAGGCGAGCTGCACGCCGGAGTCGCCCGTGACCAGGCTGCCGGCGGTGAAGTTCTTGAGCGCGGCGTTCATGCCGATCTGGTTGATCGTGACCGGACCGTCGGCCTGGATCGCCATCACCAGGTCCGGCGAATCGGCGAGCTTGATCAGGACGTTCTTGGCGCCGTTGGTGATTGCGCTAGGCGGCAGGTATTGCGAGTTCACAAAACCCCGGACGGGGTCCTGATAGCTGCAGCCCATGAAAATGCCCTGCGGGCTGTTCGCCGACAGAGTCGTTGTGGGAGTGGCCGCGAGCGCCACCGGCAAGCCGCCGGACCATCCGACCGGATCCCCGAAAAAAAGCCCCGATGCGATATTTGCGGTCACAGGATAGGAGTGCATGCCGCCAGAAAATGGCGTGTCTCCCCGCATCTTGACGATACGCAAACCATAAGGGCTGCTGACCTGGCTCATGCAAAATTCTCCTGGTCGCGCAGCGGCGCGAGACTAGTTGGTGAGTTGGGGGCTAGGCCTTAGAAGAGCGCCCTTCGCGGCGCACATCGGGCCCAAACCCGCGACTAACGGATGTCTGATGGTTGCGAAACATCGTGCGGAACCGCGGGTCTTGCTCAGCCTCTAATTGGTCGTTGACCGACTGCATCTGACGGGCGGTTAACTGCGTGTAATGTTCCGAGCGCATACGGATCCTGTTTGCGGGCGCGCTGCAAAGCAAAAGGCCTCCCACTTCGACTCCATCGGGCCACCGCGTGCCATGGTCCGACATGAGTTTCAGCTCCGGGTATTCCGCGCCGATGACCGGCGACCACCCTTCGCGGAACGAGCGGGAGACGTTGACCGGATCGGGCTGCCCTTGCGAGGCCGCGCGCACCCAACGGTGTTCGAGGCCGGGCCGCGGATTCGGCTCAGGTAACGCATTGGGGGGAAGCCATGGCGTCTCCCGCGCCTCGGCGTCCCGCGTCGTCTGCTCACGGGAAGCGCGCGTGTCGTTGGAGTTGCTCATTGGACTCTCCCTTCTTTCTGGTCCTTCACTAACTGGGCCGCGTATTGCTCGGGCGTCAAGCCCAAGCCGTGCGCGATGCGAACCTGGCTCTCGGAAAGCGTGATGTGCCGCTTCCCGTTGCCATTGCCATTGGGCGGCGCGCCCGTGCGCTGACCACCCACTACCGCCACCGGACGATGCGTGCGCTGTTGCGGTTGCTGACCATCGCCGTCGGCGGTCTTGAATCTTTCAGGGAAGCGCTCTCGCAAGCGCTTGTCGATTTCGCTGAAGTAGCGCGTCGGGTCCGTTTCCTCGGTGACGCCCTGCCGGGCCAGCTTGGCGTGGACGCCCATCGCGAAGCCGCGCATCTCATCCTCTTGCGGATCGTTGAACCAC